ACCATAGCCATATCACCCCCGCAAATATGGTACCCATAATTGCATAGCTTGACCAATCGAATTTCACCTCAGGGTTCTGGCTGTGGGCGGACGCTTACGCTTTGGCAGGCGACGATATGCCGGACTGAACCCAAGAGCCTTCGTCACCTTACTATTGCCTCCACAAGCGTGAGCCTTGCGCTTTGCATATTTCCGCAGGCGTGGATTAGCAAAGAACATACGCCACTGGGCCTGCGATTCAAAGCACGTTGATCCGAGGTTTTTTGCCTTGCGCTTTGCTTTGCTTTTTGCCTTACCGACAGCCTTCTTAGCAGCCATTATTTACCCTTCCGCCGCCGTCCTTTAGCGGCCATGGCTTGGAACTTCTTCTTGCCGTACTTCTTTCGGCCCACTGCAGCTGCAATAGCTGCGCCCTTCTTGCCCCCGCCAGCGGACTTGGCTACTGCTGCAAATCGCTTGCCTGAGCCAAGTGGTGGCTTCTTCTTTGCTTTTTTCTTGGCGGCCATTAGTACCAGCGCCTCCCTGTGCGAGTGTGACCGATGAGTAGAACATACAGGCCATACAGCGCCAGAACGATCCCTACGATCAAACCGATGATGTACAAGACATACGGAACAGGGATGAGCGATACCAGCAAGATGATTGCAATTCCGACGAGCAGGGCGGCCATATTATCTCCTATGTAATCTTTGGTACTGTTACATCACCATCTGCATCTATCAGACGGACGAAATCGCGGAAGGAAATTGCAAAGTAGCCGCCAGGCTTATAATCTTCAACTTCACCCCACGACTGGCGAAACTCAAAAACTTCTTCTTCCCAATCAATCCCGGTCATAAGGTACTCATGACCACCGACGATATTGCTCTGTACGATTGGGCCGACCTTAACCAAGCCGTTGTCTGCATCATACATCGTATCAGTCCACAGCGTACCAACCATCAAAGGTGTCTGCTCTATCGCAGCCTGAACACTACCGAAACTGAAAAGCCATGAATAACCAGTGAGGTAACCAAATGCTCTTGCTGCCTTACACGCCGCATTACCGCTAGAGCCAGTGTCCTCATCTGGGTACCAACCAGGGAAACTATCGAGACGTGTCGCTTTTGAGTAGATGTCCAGCGCGTCCTGTTGATCGAAATAGTTCCCACCATTCTTTTCAACCTGGACCTTGCCGGCGAAATCTGTATTAAGCCACTGACAAAGACTAGTTGCAGTACACGATCCAACATTGCCTTGGTTCAGAGGCGGAGCGCTTGAAGTCCAGTGCGTTGTCTTCTTACGTGGCCTAGCCCTCTTGGTAAGAAATGCAAAATGCTTCGATCGATGGTCGTGCTCAACATGCCGACCCATTCTCGGGTCAAGCGTATCATATCGCACTACATCTATATGCTTACCTACGATCACTGGCTAGGCCCACTTCCATTCGTCGATGCGACTCCGACGCCGACTGGCTCGCCAGTTTCTGGATCTACTTCCTCTTCTGGAGGCAACGGCGTTCCCTGTGAAGCATCTACAATCTGCATTGCATCTTGTAGTGCTGCCGGGAAGTCCTGGCTATAGTCAAGACTATAGCCCATGATCTCATTTAGTTCGTGATAGAACCAAGCGACTGGAAGAACATTGTTCGACTGGACCCACAACTGGAGCAAGTCTTGTAGATCCTTAGATTTGTTCTTCGGCATTGCATCGTCGAAAGCATTGATATAATTTGTTCCGACTGTATATAGCTTCTCATATGCGACAAACCAACCGGTAATCAAATCATAGATAAACTGGTCAGCCACATCCAGAAGATCAAGTTCTTTCTCCTGGTTCTTTGCGATCAAAGGGCCAAGTTTGAGCTGTAAAGCAATTCCACTTTCAGCCATAGCAGTATCGACAATGCCAACAGCCAAATCGGGCACGCCCAGCGCCTGCTGCATCGCCTCGTCAAGTGCACGAATGTGGTCACCGAATGGCTGTACAGTCGTAATCCCACTAACGCGATTAAACTGACCACCAGATGCAACCTGAACGACAGACCGCGGCGAAATTTCCCACTCGACCTCTTCACCAGCTGCATTAAGTGGCGGACTAGCATCAGTCCAGTACACCCCTAAGCCTTGCATGATCAAGGTCAGGTCTTCATCAGACATCGACTGGTTGATCGCATTGACGATCGACTCGACCCCAGATAGCTCACTCATGCCAAATGTTGAACCGGGCGGGGGCGTATTTGCCCAATGATAAACAGGGATCGTCCTGATCGCAGGCGGCAAGAGATATGGTTTGCGGACGTGCTCTATAATCCTGATATCTTTTTCTTGTATGACACGATCATCCCATTTGCCTACTTCGCAAATTGCAAGCTCTGAGATGATTCTGCCTGTTGGTTCACCACCGTCATCCAGCTCCCGCCTGTAGGTCTGGCGGCGAACGACCTCATTTGATCGGTGATACCGCAATTTGAGCGTGCTACGTGGATTCTTGACCACTTCTACGATATGACAGCCAATTCGCTCACCATCAGCATTCTCAATTGGGAAATAATGCTCTGGTTTGAGCTCATCTATGGAAATTCTGCTGCCAGGCGGCTTATTTGGATCGGCGCGAACGTGCAGAAGGGCGTCGCCCTTGATTAACATGTACCGCTTCATCTGGGCGAACTTGCTTTTAAGCTTTTCTCGCTTGAAAAGCTTATCCATGAAGACCGCAACTTGCTGCTGAACTTCAATATCGTGCTGCATAGTTGGATCAGGCTGGATTTTCCACCCTACACCCAGAAATCTGTTAACTGCTTCGATGCACTTCTTAGCAGAAGGCATGTAGATTTGGATCGAATCCTCATCGTCGCCGCGAAGCGTGATGCGAATGTGTTCAGGACGGTTATGGTACATGTCCTCATAGATCATGTACGCTTTCAGGCGCGATTTGTCATCATCATCGACAACATTGCCAAGAATTTTACTGAATTTATCTGGATTGTCCGTGTAATCAACAGCAGAGTCGTACTGCCTTGAATCAATTGGCATGGCTTACCACCGCCAAAGCATTCACTGCCACTGCCTCCAGTCGATATAACCGTTCTTGGTAGGTATCATAGCCCCTAAAGGCTTGCGTCGTCTACCCTTAGAGACTCCAGACGACTTGCGACCTACCTTGATACGAGCCTTTGAAACCCTTGTAGCCTGGTCTACAAGATTTCCATCGCCAAAATAGCCTACCATGAAGCGTCCGAGTGCTTCAGGACCATGGTCATCCTTGTCCATCGGCTTCTCAAAACGATCACGAGATGTCTCAGCATCCTCTTTGCGCTCTGGATAACGATACGCAAGCATTTCTTCACGCAATCGTGGACAACCACGACGATCAATCATTAGCTGCGGGCGCCAAACATCGTGATTTTCTTCAGACAGCCCGCTTGCGCGCTTATCAATACGCCCCTTACGCAACGCCTGTCTAATCAAATTCAAGCGGATATTGAGCTCTCCACCTGTTTTTGCGGCCGGCCTAATGCGAAGTTTATCTTGGAGAGTACGAGTAGACATTGGGTCTGAAGGGTCAGGGAAGAAGATTTCAAGCTGAGGAGGGTTAAGCCCTCGGCGTTTAATTTCTTCTGCAAATCTATCTGCTGTAAGCCCCGGTTCATGAACCTCCGCCAAGACGTTGATCTCCTGCCAAGGTCCAACTTGAATGAGTAGCCATACTGAGGGATTTGTGAAGCCATAGTCAGTCGCAGCGTAAGTTTCCCAACCGGGGTTGAAACGTAAATCTCCAACATGGTAAGTTTCATCGAAATCCTTAAAGACCTGGCCGCTAAACTCTGTAAAATCTGCTCCAACCTCTTGATTAAAGAGTTCAAGTGGCAACTCCTCAAACAGTTGGAGAACCTCAGAGTGAATCTGTAGGCTGTGCTCTTCAGCCACCTCAAAGGCGCTCAGACCAGGCGCACTCTCAAGATAACGAACAAGCATTTTGACATCATAGTCTTTGGTGAATTCATCAGCAGGAATCGGCGTGCCTACCGGCAATTTGCCAGCAGCAATTTCTCGCCCTGTATCCGTATAGACATATGGATTATACCAGCTTGGGACCCGCCAGCTTTCCCACTCAGGGTTGAACTTATCCTGGCCCATTTGGAACTTGTCGTAGAAATGGTTATGTCCCAAAGGCGTTGAAGTGTGTAGTGACCATCCTGTGTAGTCGTTGAGCATTGGACGAATAAAGCGATGCCAAATGCTAGGCTTAGCCTTGGCAGCCTCAGCCATGATCACTCCGCAGAGAGCTTCACCAACGAGGTGCTCTGGATACTTTGCAGACTGTGCATGTACTTGAAAAGCTCCATTCCACAGAGAAATGTGCATATTTCCGCCGACTGCATCGTAATAGCTTCCTGGCTTGTCCAGGGGCAGTTCAAGAAGGTTGCACAAGTGCCAGATGACACGGAACTCTTTTTCTGCAGTGGCATACTCATCGCTCACAATCCAGAAAATCCGGCTCTTACCTCGCCGCTTCCACTCGTCGGCAACGCTACGTGTGTAAATCGCCTCGGGCAACAAAATGTGCCCGCCAAGGTCGGATTTGCCAGTTCGTCGGCCTGCGCACCAAACCTTATGTCGTGCGTTGCTCTCAATCAGCTTTTCCTGTGCTGGGTGCGGGTCCCAATCAATTACCGGGTGCTCGTAAATAGCCCAGGGGTTCAGCAGCGTAGGCATTACCGTGGCCTAAATGGATTGAAGCCCTCAATCGCCTCGCGTACACCATTGATAACGCCATTGACGACCTGCCCGGGAATCGCCGCAAGCTGCTCTTGCAAGTTGCCCATTTTTCCATCCATCGCGTCTACGCGATCAACAGCCTGGCTTTGGATATCATCAAGCTTCTGGTAAATGTCATCCGTAGCTTCTGCAACAGCATTCTTTACCACACGCTCAATCGCGGCCAACACCTTTTCATTGGTGAAGACCGCGATCAAAACGTGCACAAAAAATGATTGCATCAGTCGTTATACCCAGCCCTCTCATACGCATGCTCGACAGCTGCATTGTGGGCGTCGGCGACATCGCTAGTGTAGCCGCTTAATGGCGGCGGGACCGTATAGTTTGCGTGGTCTGGTTCAACGGGCCACTGGCTCGGCTGGTTGACCGGGTAGCCGCGGGTCTGCGGCGCTAGCGCAGGATCTGGCCTCGGCTCTCGCGTGCTAGAGCCACTTGGCTTACTGTTTCTGCGGAACCGCATGGGGATATTAGGCCCACCCCAGGGGTTCAGGGTTCGCTTGTACTTCTTAGCAAGCCGGCCAGTAAAGCTCTTTTTGTTCTTGGTCCCAGTTTGCTTCCGTGTCAACTTGGGCATTGCTGCTGCCCCTCCCAGCCGTCGCGTAGTGATTTCGATCCCAGTACTACTTGTGAAAGGCAGCGGTAAGGTCTTGGGTAATTCAGGCATCTCGCCATTTATCCTCCCTGTCCTTCCGCTTTTTACCTCTCTTATCTTTGAAAGGCTTTGGCTGACCGACCACTCGCCTAGGCTCTCGTGCCCTCGCCTTGGCATCGAAAGCGCTCAGATGTGGCATCCCAGGCGTATACCTATGGCCGGCCAGCCCATACATTAACGTCCACCCTTGCGAATCGGCGGCCTGACGGCAACCTTAGCTTTTGCCCTAGCACCATTCGCTACAACTGGCGGGGGCGCGCCAACTCTGGGGTTGTCTGGCGTAATGGCATTGTCGCCACCGGGACTGCGAACGGAATAGTCCAAGCCATTGTTCAGCCGGCCACTGCCGATCTTACGATCTGTTGTTGATCGCCGTGTCCCTTTGGTCCCGCCCTTGCCTCCGCCAAAGGTATGGTTGATACCTCCGCTTTGGGCCTGGCCGCTTGAGCCTGGGTGTCCGTACTTGCCCTTCTTGGCCATGGTAACCTTCCTTGTGAGGTTTATTGAACTTGGCGCTTTGCTTTGCCGCTAAGTCGTACCTGCCCGTTCGGGGTACTCCTACGTGTTCCAAATAGCCTACTGGCCTTAGCCCGTAGTCGCTCTGTAGTTGTGCCCCTGTCCTGCCGAACGCCATACGCAGGCTTACCCGG